TAAGGAATGGATGTATGGATATGTTCCCTATGGTAAGAGTGGTAAAGATGCCGTAATGTTAAAGAACAGAATACGCTTTGATACACGATATCGTACATTTACAAAGCTGAAGGGATAGTATAGCTGATATCTGATTTAATGTCAAGTATTGGTATGTGAGGGCTGTAATTTTGACTTTAGGTGTCGGGTCCCCTTTAGGGTAGTTGGGCGATGACAAGTTAAAAGGAAACTTTATTGTTCACATCTACCTTGCAACTCCATACCTCAGACGATTTCAAACGGACACATACAAAAAATGCGCCCTGCAAAAATTTACTGTAAACCCCGACAGATAAACCCCTTGACATTAATACGATAATACGGTATAATATTACTATGAACATACTATTTTTTATTCTTGTAATCCTCGCACTATGCTTTTGTATGGATGTACTCCTATGGCTTTTGAAGTTTGCCCTTGGTGTATTCGTCATTTTACTCTCGGCTAGTGCGGTATTGTTCGTTGTATATTGGATTGCAGATACCTTTGGAGCGTAAAGTGAATAAACTGGTAAAAACTGAAAATGAACATCTTCATGCTTCTGGGGGTTTAGTACTTCCTCATGAGGTGGCAGATGGCATTACCAAGGCTACTTTGATTGATGTGCGAAATTATCTTCAGTCAGAGTTGGATAAGTGGAAGGAAAATCCCAAGGATGAGCTGAATCCAGATGGTTATTGGTTACATCCCGAGGATGTGGTGAATAATATGAAGTATATCCGTGCGATGAACCTTTTGATTGGTTACTTTGGAGGTGAGTAGTGATATTTTTCTACATTATAATGGCATTACTTGGTTTTCAACTAATTTTTGGCTTAATTTTCACAATTTTTATGCGAAAATTTGGCGTCTATGGCTCAGGGAGATGGTTTTCATGAAATTTTTAGCAGTTTTTATGATTTTTGCGAGTTTGTCAGCCTGTACCACGACCAACACCACTATAATTGACGCTTCCAGCACGAAAATTGAGTATCGGAGCGACTTTCCGCTGAGGTATCCGCTTCATAATCCCGATAATCCCTATACAAGAAAATAAATTTGACTTGCAAGACCGAAATATGGTATAATTGGGGTGTCGGGTGTCTACTAGGAAACTATGGAATCAACTAAAAGAACAATCGTTAAAACAATTACCTTCAAAACTGCTACTATTCTGGGTACGATACCCTTTACTGGACTAGGTAAAGCAATAACTATACATATACTATTGACTGCGATATTTTATATACATGAAAGAATCTGGAACAAAATAAAATGGGAGAAAACATGAACACCGAGAAAAAGGAAGGAATTACTCTTTATATGGAAAGCGAAGAAGTTCGAAAAAACCCAGATCAAGAAAAATCCAGCGAAGCGATTGAAGTAATTGAGAGTGAACCTAAGCTGTCTGCGTTAAAACAGGCTCGAGCTGCCAAGGCTGAGAAGAAGAAAGCAATTAAGGAAATGACCAAGAAGTTTGGTAATGAGAAATTCGCTAAAAAGCTGGTCAAGACTGCTGTTCGTAATATCAATACTCGTAGAAATGCTGGGCGAGGTCGATAATATGACATTAAATCAACAAATCGTTGAGGTTATTCCTCTTTTTGCTGTACCATTGGTTCAAATGAAGTTTGATTGTGGCGATCAGATTCGAAAAGTTTTAAATGACACTAAAACTGTTGATACTGGCGCACCACAGATGTATGGTTTAAGATCTAGTAATACCAATGTTCTTAATTTACCCCAGTGCAAACCACTTGCAGATTTTATTAAAATGCAAGCACTGAACATGTGTAAAAATATATTGGCTTACGATATTGAAAATCTACAATATACAATGTCATGGATAAGCGTTAAACAGCCAAATCAATACCATACTCCACACACTCATCCAAATAGTGTAATCTCAGGAGTTTACTATTTTTATGAAGAAGAAAATGTTCCCTTAGATGGAATTTATTTTGAAAAGACAAATGGTCTTGGTGGAAATACAATTAGTATTCCTCTAAAAGACGAAAAGGTAAAAGATTGTCCAATGTCTTGGTCATACTATAAAGTAAACCCAACAAGAGATTTGTTACTTCTATTTCCGTCATATTTACCACATAGAGTAGATACGAATGTGTCAAAAATAGATAGAAAATCTTTGGCGTTTAATCTAATTCCAACCAAAATGTTGGGTAGCGTTGATGAACTTACTGTTTTGAAATACTCGGAGTTAAAATAATGCTGGATTTGTTTCAACCTACTTTACAATGGATTAAAGATGATTACCGAAGTCACCCTGTACGATTTATTTTTGAGTTGCTTGCTTGGGCTATTTCTATTGGGTGCAGTCTCACGATGGCCATCACCGTCCCCAATCCTCCTCTGCTTGCGCTTTATCCTGTCTGGATTAGTGGCTGCGCTATCTATGCTTGGGCTGCTTATACTAGGAAATCGTTTGGGATGCTGGCTAACTACCTACTGCTAGTATCCATCGATGCTGTAGGGTTAATAAGAATGCTTGCTTTTAATTAAGAAATAGCGTATAATTGAATTATACTTGGAACCTAAGGAAATATTATGAAAATTGCCCTCGCATCAGATCTACACTTGGAGTTTGGACCAATTGTGTTGGAAAACACACAAGGTGCCGAAGTTCTAATTCTATCAGGCGACATCTGCGTTGCTCGTGACTTGGATTCTCCCGATCACGATTATCTGTCTCACAAAAAAGAAAGAATTACTGACTTCTTCTGGGATGTCTGTAATAAATTTCCTCATGTTGTTTATGTCATGGGTAATCATGAACACTATCATGGCGAATTCAATGAAACTGTTAAAATTCTCAAGCGAGAGTTGAAATTTCCTAATTTGCAGATTCTTGATAATCAAGTTTGGGACTATCATGGAGAATATCGCTTTGTCGGTGGAACATTGTGGACTGACATGAATAATGAGGACGATGTTACTCTACAACATATTCGTGGAATGATGAACGACTTCCGTTGTGTCAGTAATGTAAAAAATCAGGTGACCTACAAGAAGTTCGTGCCGATCTATGATGAGAATGGTGTTCATAAACTTGGCGAAGATGGTAAACCAGCTTTTCAAGCAGAGTTTTCTACTAGAACTGGTGCTTTTACTCCACAGGATGCTGTTGCCGAACATAAGAAAATGCTTCGTTTGATTGAAAATTCATACGATCCATTTATGAAGATGATTGTGGTTGGTCATCATGCTCCAAGTAAAGCATCGACTCATCCTCGCTATGCTGATGAAACATTAATGAATGGTGGGTATAGTTCTAATCTGGATCAGTTTATGATGGATCATCCGATGATTAAGTTGTGGACTCATGGTCATACTCATGAAGATTTTGACTACATGATTGGGACAACTCGTGTTTCCTGTAATCCTCGTGGTTACATCAACTATGAAGACCGAGCCGATCGTTTTGAATTAAAGTTTATTGAGGTGTAAAATGAGTTATCGTCCAGATAAGTGGGTCGTTGTTAAAATTGGCGATAAAAATCTGTATAAGGTTTTTGCCTGTTGGTATGGCGGATACGCTGGCTCTGATTCATGGAAACTGAACAGTGGCATTACCAAGGTTACTCTCGAGGGAAATGTATATTCCTTCGAGGGTTCTTCTGGTTCTGTTTATGAATGTCATAAAGACATCTATGGAACTAACATGTATGGTGGTAGCGTTCTTGGCGAAATGATTAACAAAGCTGCAGAAAATGGTGTAGTTATGGAAATTATGCCTGAAGAAACAAATTGGTTGGAGTTGATTTATGAATAAAACATGGACATTGGAAGTGCAAGAGAAAGACGGAGAGTTTTTCATTGAATTTCCTGATGAAGTTATGGAAGGTGCTGGTTGGAAAATTGGTGATGACATTGTTTGGAAAGACAACGGAGATGGGAGTTGGACTTTGACAAAATCTGATAAAGTTTGGGTGAAGGTTGATTGTATTGCTCAACATCGTGTATCCTACATGGTTCAAGCACCTATAACTCATCCTGAGTATGCGCTTGATACTGTTACACTAGAAGAAGCAAAGGAGTTCTCACAGGAATTCCTTGGAGAAACTATTTTCTCACATCGAGTTGTTTCAACTGATGAAGCGTTAAAATTGTGCGATCAGGAAAACGATTATCTTAAAGGTTGGACTGATGAAATGAAAATTGAAAAATTATTTACCAAAGAAGGAGAGAAGCGTGAGTACTAAAATTACATTTTCCTGCAATCACTATGCGAGTCTCTACAAAGATGCTCCGCTTACAAAAACATACAACATGACAGTTGATGGATCTTCTCTTATGGAAGTTATTGAAGATTTCGAGATGTTCCTAAAGGGTTGTGGTTTTGTGTTTGATGGATATCTTGATATTGTTCCGCATGAAGAAGATACTATACAAGAAGATATTCCTGAGCAGTTTCCAACTGGCAAAGTAACTATTAATACTGGTGCTGGCGTTTCTGTTGGTTCTGGTGGTGCTGGTACAGGTTTTAACTGGACTACTACTGTGCCTAATGGTGGTTCTTCCACTACAGTAAATATTAATGGTGGTAATGTTACAATGTTTGAAGAATTTGATAATTTTGCAAATGCCCATAGTAAACATTATTTTGAGACTGATCGGAACAAATAATGACAATGCCAATTGATGTTCAGTGTTTCTTGATTGCTTGCGATCAAAAACCAAGCCAAGACAATGTTAATCTTTATGGTACTTTGATTACTGAAGAGTACAAAGAATTTATTGAAGCAATTAACAATAATGACGAAGTAGAAGCACTTGATGCTTGTATGGATATGATTTGGGTTATCCTTGGTTTCTGTCACATGAAAGGATATGACATTCATGGAGCATGGAACGAAGTTGTTCAAACTAATATGGCGAAGGTAGATCCAGCTACTGGTAAAGTTCGCCGAAGAGAAGATGGAAAGATTTTGAAACCTGAAGGATGGAAACCTCCCGATATGACAAAATATGTAAAGAAAAAATGATTACACTATACTTAGACATGGATGGCGTCCTTGCTGATTTTAACAAGGAATATCTACAATATGATCCGTTAAAAGAAGATCGAAAAAAGTTTCGTTCAGCTGTGATGGAGCACAAGATTTTTGAGAGATTGGACTTTATGTCTGATACTCAAGAATTGTTGAACCATGTCTCAAAACTCCAAGGAATTCAGATTGAAATTCTAACTTCAATGGGTACTCATCGCACCGATCAAGGCGAGGAAGCCAAAAGGCAAAAGATTAAATGGTTGAATGAGAAAAACATTCCGTACAAACCAAACTTTTCCAGAAGTAAAGAAGAAAAGGCAAATTGGGCAACACCTACTTCAATTTTAATTGACGATTCCGCTGGATGTATTGGTCCATTTATTGAAGCAGGTGGTCATGGAATTCTTCATACGAACTCTTCTGAGACAATCCGTTTACTAGATGCAACTTTATCTACATTAAAATGATTCCATCAGTAAGAGCAGAAGCAGTTATCAGAGACGATCTGTTGTTAAATGCAACAGATCTCAATGCATTTGAAGATTCTCTAAAAAGACAACTCGTTGCCCAACTTGCAGACTCTCTTATAGATAAAGTTGAGTTTCGTGAGTATAGAGATCCTAATTATCATCAAAAGGTAATTCGGGCTGAGTTAATTGCAATGTCTTGGCAAGAATTCCAAGCAAATTATGGTAACATGACTCAGCGTCGTGGTATTCAAGATGGAACTATGGCTATTATGCAAAACGGAAATTGGAAAGTTATAAGTAACAATTCTCCAACAAAACCAGTGGTTGACAAAAAACCAGTAGTAGAGTATAATAAAAAGTCTGCTGTTGATTACTTAACTGAAAGAATGAGAAACTCGTGAATATCTTTTATCTAGATCATGACCAACGAACTTGTGCAGAAATGCATGTCGATAAACATTGCGTAAAGATGATACTTGAATATGCTCAACTACTTTCTACTGCTCATAGGGTTCTTTATGGGACTCAACTTACTCGCCAGAGCAAAACTGGGCGACTTCAGAAATTCTGGAAATTGGAGGATTCTAGAGATAGTATCCTGTATTCTGCTACTCACATTAATCATCCTAGCGCAATCTGGGTTAGAAAATCAGAATTAAATTATATGTGGCTTGCTGAGATGCTAGAGTGTCTTTGCATGGAATATACATATCGTTATGGTAAAATTCATAAGGTCGAATCTATTGGTTTAATGCAGTTACTCAAGAACGAATTTCCTAAAAATATTCCCAAAGGTCCATTTACTGAACCAACTCCAGCTATGCCAGACAACTACAAAGTTCCTGGCGATTCAATTCAATCGTATAAAAATTATTACCTTGGTAATAAGACTCGCATGTTTGCATGGAAAAATCGAAATCGACCTATTTGGATTGCTAAATAGAATTATTAAGGAGTTTTACGATGCCAACATATAGATTCCGTAATACGGAAACTGACGAGATTTTTGATGTTGTTATGAGAATGTCAGAGTACGATCAGTACAAAGTAGCAAATCCCACCCACGAAAGATATCACGACACCCCTATCCCTATGGGTGATCCAGTCAGATTAGGTGTAACTAAAATGGACACAGGTTTTAAGGAGGTTCTACAGAAAATTAAACAGACTACATCATATGCAGATTTTGATAAGACTTCTTCTCAAATTTAACTAAGGGAGCGTTAATGGCTCGTGCACCTGTAAAAAAACAACAAGAACATAATGAAGAGCGTGAACCAAAACCTATTGCTAGTAATCAATTAAAGATTAGATTAGACAATTTAAAAACTTTTCAACCATTAACTGAGAATCAAAAATTATTTTTTGATGCTTATAAAAGAGGAGATTATTTTGTAGCCCTGCATGGTGTAGCAGGAACAGGAAAAACTTTCTGTGCGCTATATAAAGCAATTGAAGAAGTTTTGGATAAGAGTAATCCATTTAACAAAATTATTGTAGTTCGTTCGGCAGTACAGTCTCGTGAGATTGGTCATCTTCCAGGTGATGTGAACGAAAAGATGGAAATATATGAGCAACCTTATCGTCAAATTTGTGAAACCTTATTTGATAGAAAAGATGCTTGGGATAGATTAGAAGAACAGGGATATATCAGTTTTATATCCACTTCTTTTATTCGTGGTATGTCTTTTGATGATGCGATCATCATTGTTGATGAGATGCAAAACTTGACTTATGAAGAGATTGATACTGTTATGACTCGTGTCGGTTATCGATCTAAAATTATTTGGTGTGGCGATTATCGTCAGACTGATTTGAATAAACGAAAAAATGATGTTACAGGTATTTTAAAATTCTTTGACATCGCACAACACATGAGTGCTTTTACTCGTATTGAGTTTACTGTTGACGACATTGTTCGATCTTCCTTAGTGAAGGATTATATTTTGGCTAAACTTAAATATGAAGACTACGAAGGAAAATAAAAATGGCTTTAATTACAGCTGAACAATTTGCGCAAGTATTCCCAAGAAATAAAGATCCTCAGGGTTGGACTGATTCTATGAATTCAGTATTCCCAACTTATCAGATTGATCAACCACATCGTGTTGCTGCTTTCTTGGCGCAATGTGGACATGAGTCTGGTGGTTGGACAACTTTTGAAGAGAATTTAAACTATTCTGCTCAAGGTTTACAAAGTATTTTTGGTTCTCACTTTCATGGTGATGCTGATCAATATGCTCGTCAACCAGAGAAGATTGCGAATCGTATTTACGCAAATCGCATGGGAAATGGACCAGAAGAATCAGGCGACGGATGGAAATATCGTGGTCGTGGACCGATTCAATTAACTGGTAAAGCAAACTATACTAAATTTGCTAATGACATGTTTGATGATCCAACAACAGTTATCGAACAACCTGATTGGGTAACACAAGATAAAGACTTCGCATTGATGTCTGCTATCTGGTTCTGGAATAGTCATAATCTAAATCACTACGCTGATATGGGTGATATTAAGAGTATGACTAAAATTATTAATGGTGGTTTCTTAGGACTTGAAGAAAGAACGCAGTTGTATAATACTTTATACTCTATGCTTAATGTTTAATGCGAAATTTTATTGATCATGGTTTCACTAAACTTAAACGGATCGATACACCTGATGGAAGATTATATGAAACTCCATCGGGTGAATCCTATCCTTCCGTCACAACAGTTACAGGATTGCACTCAAAACAATCCATCATGGAATGGCGAAAGAAAGTTGGTGAAGAAGAAGCGAATCGAATCTCATCAAGAGCATCAAGTAGAGGAACAAGAATTCACACTCTATGCGAAAACTGGTTACTTGGAAAACCATCCGAACCAGACATGTTCGACAAAGATATATTTACTAGTCTAATACCGCATCTAGATAAGATAGATAATATTCATGCTTTAGAATCTCCGCTATATTCTCATCATTTAAAAGTTGCTGGTACTGTTGACTGTATTGCAGAGTATGAGGGTAAGTTAAGAATTATTGACTTTAAGACATCTTCTAAACTTAAAAATCGTGATTGGATTCATGGTTATTTTATGCAAACTGCAGCTTATGCTGTTATGTTTGAAGAATTGACAGGAATTCCTGTTGGTAGAATGCTAATTCTTGTAGGAGTTGATAATGAGGATCCACAAATCTTTACAGAGCGTAGGGATGACTGGATTGGAGAATTTAAGGTCTTAAGAAACAACTACTTACAGATTATGGGTAAGTGACTTGACATTTATTCATAAATAATGTATAATAGTCTTAAGGAGATGATTATGAAAAAGATTCTTGTAAGTTTACTATTGATCGGTTTATTTTCTACTAATGCTCATGCTGATTGGCATGGTGGTTATCGTGGATATCACTCAGGTTACTGGGTTGGTCCAGCATTAGTCGGTGGTATTATTGGTTACGAGTTGGCTCGTCCAGCTCCTGTTGTTGTTCAACAGCCAGTATATGTTCAGCCACCACCTGTTTATACACAACAACCTTGTCCTTATCCACAAGCACCTGTGTATAATCAAGTATGGACGACTGACCAATATGGTCGCGGATATTACCTCAATCAGTTCGCTGGTTGTCGTTAAGGAATTGTTGTAATCCCTTTAAAGTAAAGGCATTCTGGACGAGGGTTCGATTCCCTCCATCTCCACCATAAACATATTGGTCCCACACCATGGAATTAGACCAGAAATGTTGTCAATATGTTTATGATGGGGGATGACTAGGTTTCGACAGGGTGAGATAGCAGAGAAGGCAACACGGTAGGCGATGACCGTAAATCAAGCAAATCAAGTAAACGCAAACGATGAAGTTTACGCATTGGCAGCCTAATCGCTGACTAGGGTTTCGGTGGATTCCTCGTAACAGAATATCCACCACTACTTTAAAGGACAAGTTATGAAGAAAATTCTTTTAGCACTAATCGTTACATCTTTCGCATCTGTTGCTATGTCAGCAGATCTACCAAAGAAACCAGAATCAAAAGTTAAAACAACTGTTACTAAGAAAGCAGCACCTGCTCCAGCACCAGTTAAGGACTTGGGTAAGAAACCAACTCCAAAGAAAAAAACTGAAGAAAAGTAATATCGCAAATAATATGAAAAATGATTTGAATTCATACATTAAAGTTTA